GCGGTCGTGGAGAGTACAAGCCGCCCTGGCATGTCGTCAGTGCCAGGAGTGCCGTCAGTAAACGCCCCAATCGTTGCAGCTTCTACAAACTCACTCCCGTCACTGCCGTTAAAAGAGATCAACCCAATTTGGTTATTGTTCCCAAGTACTGTATTTCCGCCAATAGTTCCGCTCAACTGGTGGCTCATATACAAATGAGCGCCCCTTGAAGTAACAGAACTGCTTGATACAATGGAAATGGCTTTATCGCCCAATGCGGTTGCCAGTCCTTCTACTTGAAGTGCTGGCGCTACATCGGTTCTGTTTGTAAAATTAGAACGCGCAGTAGACGTGCCAACTAACAACCTGCCGGAGCTGTCGATGCGGGCGCGTTCTGTGCTTCCAAGTGTAAATACAAAATTGTTGCCACTTAAAACGCCAATAGAGTTTCCCAGGAAAGAAGTCGCATTTGCAAAAAACCTAATTGAACCCGGTTCGACATGCGTGCCGTTAACGTCGAGTAATGCAGAAGGGCTAGTAGTGCCAATCCCTACGCGACCTGATGAATCAATCCTCATCCGCTCCGTCGGGCTGCTCGCACCATCCGCGGTCGTGGAGAGTACAAGCCGCCCTGGCATATCGTTAGCGCCGGGGGTGCCGTCTACTTGAGCCTGGATAGTCGCAGCGCGAATCATTGCAGAGCCGTCTGCGGCCTCAAAACGAACCTCTCCTACAGCGTCTCCGCTAGAGACAATGCCAAACCCACCCAAGGTGCCAGATCGTGATTTACCAAAGTGCAGAACATTGCAAGCACTATCATTGCGATTGGTTGTAATCCCTAGCCCAGTAGACAGTGTTGCGGACTCAATCTGAATAGCCGGCTGAGCACCTGCAGTAAAAGACCGCGCCGCGCTTGTACCCACCAACAACCTGCCGGAGCTGTCGATGCGGGCTACTTCGCTGGCGCTGATATTGACAATTAACGGTGCAGTAGACGCGTCAGACGTTAATGTTGTTGTGCCAGTAGCGCCAATGACAATTCTTTCAAGGGCGTTTGTCCTTAATGCAAGCGGATGATTTGTAGTAGTGCCAAATGAAATGCCATTACCAGAAACGATGCCTTTGTTGATAGATGCACGTACTAATGCGTCTGGCCGTGCAAAAGCAGCAATTTCTTCGACGGCTGTGTTGTTGGAACCAGAACGCACGTCAAGTGTTACTCCAGGAGTCCAAGTGCCAATGCTGGTGCCAATCCCTACGTTGCCTGCGGAGGTAATACGCAAACGCTCGGTAGTGCCAGTGCTAAACGCAATGTTGTCAACAGAGCGTGCGCCAGTGGTGCGTGTGACGTTTAACCATGCAGTTGTTGCGTTAAACGCATCGTTGATGCCTTCAAAACGAAGAATGCTTCCTTCCGCACGAATGCGCCAATATTTTTCATCAGTACCAGCGTCTGTTTCTTCCCACAAAACGGCAGGATCCGTTGACGCAATGTGAAAATCGTCAAGAGGGGCGCTGGGGGCAATCGACGAAGCGGTACCAATCCCGACTCTCCCTGCCGAGTTAACAAACAGCCTGCCAGTGCCACTTGTTGTTATTGCTAGTTGATTTGCACCAGGAGAGTACACCCCTGTATCAGCGTCTCCAAGAATAGAAATTGAGGGATTAGCGGCTGTACCGGATGCAAATACACCTGACGTGGCAATGTAAGTACCACCACTAAAGCTGACAAAGTTGCCACTAGTAAAATTTGCAGTGGTGCCAGTAACAGTAACGCCAGTGATGGTTGTGAAACTTGCGGTTACGCCAGTAGCAGTTGTAAAGTTTGCTGTGTCAGCAGTAATGTTTGTAAACTGCCCACTTGTACCAGTAACCGTGATACCGCTGATTGTGCCTGTTACGGAAACACCAGAACCAAAGTAACCAGAGCCTACAACTGTTAAGTTACCGGAGACCGTTGTATTGGTAAAACTTAAGTTAACCGCTTGAAGAGTATTAAATACACCTGTGGTTGCATTGACGGTTGTACCCGTAATTGTGGTACCGGTCAACGAAGTAAACGTACCGGTTGCACCCGTAACAGTTGTGCTAATTACGGTGGTCCCGGAAACACTTGTTGTAAATACGCCTACAATTCCAGTGAGGTTTGTAAACGCACCCGTATCACCAGTGACGGTTGTTCCAGATACACGGACAAAGTTACCAGTGCCAGCAGTTAAACCAGAGGCTTGAACACTGTCTCCTGTAATAGTTGCACCAGAAAGATTTGTGGTAAATACACCGGATACGCCGCTGATGGTTGTGAATGCTGCCGTGGTTCCGGTTACGGTTACACCTGAGATACGACTGGTAAACACACCAGTCACACCAGTGATGCTAGTAGCCGCAACAGTATCCCCAGTGACAGCGGCACCAGACAGGTTGGTATATACGCCAGATACGCCAGTAATAGCTGTAAACCGGCCAGCGTCACCAGTAATTACAGCACCTGAAAGAAACTGAGTAAATACACCAGAAATACCACTTACGTTTCCAAATGCACCAGTGTTACCTGTGACGGTTGCACCTGAAACCTGTGTTGTAAATACTCCTGATACTCCTGTAATATTGCTAACAAGTACCGTATTACCAGTAATAGTTGCGCCAGAAAGGTTCGTAGTGAATACACCAGACACCCCGCTAACGGTGCTAAACCTTGCCGTTGTACCAGTGACTGTTGTGCCTGATAACGTACCAGTGACTTGTACGCCTGCAGCAAATTGTGCCGTCTCCGTTACTGTTAATCCACTAGCAACAGAAAGGTTTCCGCTGACGTTAAGAACAGGAGTAGAAAGGGTTTGGAATGTGCCCGTAGTAGCAGCTACGGTTGTGCCGGTGATTGAGGTACCGCTTAAATTTACAAACGTCCCAGAAGTGAAAGAGCCTTGTCCGCCGGTAATTGTTGCACCAGACAGGGATTGATACTGACCACTGGTAAATAACGCTGTAGTGCCGGTTGCAGTGGTTGTAGTAACAGTAGTTGCATTGACGTTGACGCCTTGCAGGTTAGCACCTGTAATCGTGGCGCCACTTACGGTACCACTAACTACGGCATTATTTTGGACAACAATACCACTAAATGTGCTGAGGCCAGAAGAAAGAATTGTACCAAAGCTACCAAGTCCAGAAACGGTTAGGTTCCCAGAGATGGCAATGTTGCCACTAAAGGTAGTGCCACTAGTAGAGGCGTAGTAGATGTTTAAATAATCTTTAAACTGCTCAAATGTAATCTTCTTATTGCGTAGCGTAGGGTCCACTTCAAAAACATGGACCAACGTAAGAAGGTCCTGTTCGTTAATGTCGAGCCCGTTGATGGCCGGGAACTCCGTAATCCTTCTATTTGCCACCTGCTATTGTTGCGATATATCTATGTTTTCAATTATAGAGCCTTTTATTCAACGCACCTTTACTTCAATGCGAGGAAGAAAATTAGAGACGGCATTCCATCCAATTTGAACCCCTGTTACAATTCCGCAAGAAAGCAAAATCACCAGAAAAATTTCTGCAACGGTGAAATTGCGCCGTACATAAATGACTTGAGGTTGCTGCTGCGGCTGCGGCATCATTACTGTACGTTGCGCCATGGTCTGCTGAATAGCTCGCTCACGGGCAATAGCTTTCATTTCCTCCAGCTGCTCAGGCGTGATCTGAGGACGTGCAGGAGGCTGCATTGGTAATTGACTGGGCGAAACTTGTTCTTCCATTGTCACAGATGGTTTTCCCGACAGACTAACATATAAACAGAACGCCTGTTGCTATGAGTTACGGAATTAGAAAAGGGCTTGAAGATGTTGCGCAAGAGCTAAAAGGAATTCGAAATATCCTTGCTTCCATGTGGCATAGCCGTTATTCAAACGGAGAAACGGACGCTTTATGTCCTGATGCTTATGCAGATGAATATATTTCGACCGAAGAATGTAGTAGACGTCTTGGGGTATCTGACCAGACGGTGCGGAATTGGATTGCAATCGGAAGGAAAGAACCTGACAAAGGCTGGGTAGAAGGCATTCATTACGTCAATGTTTCCCCTGGTACCCACCGCAAAGCAGTGCTAAGAATTCCCTGGAATCAACTGGTTCAATCCTTTGCCAAAAACCGAGACCTTGTACCAAGTGATCTGCGAAGTAGGCCACACATGTACAAGTCGACCAACCAGTTTCTTGAGTGATGGCACATCGATTTCAAATTGTGGATATCGATGAAGTCACCATCGATAATTACCAGGAGACATTACCTGAGTCACTGGCCAACCAAGTGGAAATGTTTCTGCCACCCAGTGGCTCATTCGATGATGGGTGCCTGCGTCGATACCTTGAAAACTTAAAAAAATACGAAGAGGAAGACGCCAATTCAAATATGACCCTGGCAAATCAATTGCGGCTTGTGTTCCAAGATTTACAGCCCGATACGATCTGTGGTAAATTCCCACAGGCAGAATTACCTTTGAAGAGACGCCTTCGATGCGTTGCTGAGTATCTGATTCGCTCAGGTGAATTTAACAAGGTACGAGACAACACAGGGCGCCTTGTTAAAAAACGCGGTATCCTTGGCAAGTTGGTTGTGTTGTACCAACCCACCAAAAAACTTTTAGAATCTTTACAACGCCAGGGGCTACTAGAGAAATGTCAAGTCGACGTGAAAAACTGATTGCTTCTGTCATCGGTCCAGAGATGGACGATACCAAGGCCAAAGTACTTGAAGGCACTTTGAAGCTGATTCTTGGCGACATGGGCCAGCACTACTGCAAGATGTGGGAAATTGAGGGGCCAGGCGTCATGGTCTTCCAGCCCCAAAACAAAGAGCGTTCGATGTTCTTTATGACACTTAAAGAGTTGCATTCTGCACAAGAGGAGTGTGAACGTGAAAATGACGGAGACCTTGCCGAAACATTCCGGCGTGTTCTTGGGGCGGCGCAAAAAATTGATCCGCTAGAAAAAGCTGGTTACCTCATCAATGATCACGAGGGCATGCGTTATCTAGAAATTGATTACAACAAGGTGAACGAAAAGAAATGAGTGACGGTGTTCGGAAGGTCAAATCTAAAGCCGAGGAAATTGAGTGGATTACCAGCTCTGACCTTGTGTGTGCAGCTAATGAGCTGATGGGCGGCATCGATTTAGACGTAGCAAGTTCCAGGATTGCTAATGAGTACGTGCAGGCCAAACAGTTTTACACGCCGTCAGACGATGCGTTAAATACGCAACTCTGGTATGGAAACGTGTATTTGTTTCCGCCTGCCGGCGCTTACTTCTGGGACAAAAAGAATGAAAAGTGGAAGATGACCCGAGCTTCGTCTTTGTCGTTAACATCTTCTCACGCCGTGTGGTTTCGGCGTCTGTACCACGAATGGCTGTCGGGTCAAGTAAAGCAAGGTCTTTACTTCAGCAACTGCCCTGACATGATTCGTTACGAGCCTAAAATCTTTAAGTTTCCCATGTGCATTCTAAAAACAATACCAAAACTTAACAGGCATCGCCAAGGGAAAATCGAACCTGCAATAACATGCACTTCTTTTCTTGTGTACTTGCCTCCCATGGACTCCTCAGGTGAAGCGACCGAACGGTTTATAGACATTTACTCGGAACGTGGGCATATCCTTTCTTGAACCGGGTATACTGAAAGACGATTACAAGGAACCATGAGCGTCCTCGCCGACTGGGAGATCAAGCAACTTGCCGAAGAAAAGGGGATGATTGAACCCTTTGTTGATCACCTAGTTAACAAAGAAAACGGACGCAAACTTCTTAGTTACGGTCTTAGCTCATACGGCTATGACATTAGGCTTTCCCCTGGTCAGTGCTTAATTTTTGGTAAGGTCCAGGCTGGGGACTGTGATCCGAAGAACTTTGATCCTGACATCCTCAAACCTGCCGATCTCCTAGAAGACGAACGTGGTCAGTATTTCCTGCTCCCTCCGTACGGCTACTGTCTGGGTGTTGCGCAAGAACGTCTGAAGCTGCCACGTGATGTCACTGTGGTTGCAGTTGGCAAATCTACGTACGCCCGCTCAGGCATCCTGGTCAACATTACGCCTGCTGAAAGCGGCTGGGAAGGTTACCTGACGCTGGAAATCAGTAACTGCACCGGACTGTTCAATCGCATCTACGCGAACGAGGGGATCACTCAACTTCTCTTCTACCGGGGCAACCCTTGCGAGGTTAGCTACCAGGACCGGAAGGGCAAGTATCAAGATCAACCACATAACGTGGTGTTCTCTCAGGTTTAAAACGCCTTGCCAAATTGGGACTGTGGTTTACGGGAATATGCCGTACTACCTACAGTCCCATAGGCATCTCCGTCTTCATTAAAAACGGTAGGTTCGGCAATTTGAGACCTTTGTTGGTATGCACCAGCAGTTTTTGCTGCCCGCATAAATTTTTCAACACGGTCTTGTTTGCTGTTGACCGAGGCTGCAGCTGAACGCTCCTGTGGTTCAACACGCCGCATATCTGTGTCATACGCTTGCTCCGGCCTTAGGTCCGATACTTCAGCGCCTGAAGTTCCAGAGTTAACACCTGGATCGTATGTAGGTCTATAAGTGTTTGCCATCTTATCATTGTAAGAGAAGTAAATCGCTTAAACACCGTGATGCATTCCGCCGCAGGGTTCCTGGATAGCTTTGTTCAAGATGAACTGGACTGCCGTTGTCTTACTGAAGAAGATTTCGGTGCGCCTCTTGACAACGAAGAAAATGATGTACCATTGTATGACATGTATAACAGGGGCTTAACGCTATGCGAGCAGGGACTCGAAAGGAATCCGTTGAATCTCGAGGGAGCACGGCTTGGAACGACGGGGTACATTCCCTCGATGGAACAGGGGATGTCAATGGGAGCATCGCCCCGTCCCAAGACCTTAGTGTTGGAGCTGCAGGGTCCAGGGGAATCGGAGAAGATGCTTTCGGCGAAACGTCGTGGTTTGCTCCGATAGACGATAACGGATGCAAGGATGGTGTGTGCCCAGTGCCCTGGGCCACCAAAGAAAAGCCTCCCGTTATCCAGGAGGACTTGGTCAATCATCCCCCGCACTACGCTGACGGAGGGATCGAATGTATCGAAGCAATCGAGGCCCAGCTAACCGCCGAAGAGTATCGCGGATACCTAAAGGGCAATATTGCCAAGTATGTGTGGCGTGAGAAACATAAAGGCGGGACAGAATCACTGAAAAAAGCACAGTGGTACCTCTCTCGGCTAGTTGAGTTGGACGAAGTTCAGAAGGGCTGACAGGTATCTTCGTCCTCATCCTCGTCGTCGTACAAACATGCGGCGGCGAGTTCTGCTAGCTCAATGTCGGTTGGGTGATCCCAGTCGATTTCAATGTCTTCAGACGCCATGATGTCCCGAATGGCGTACCATTCCATCAAGCGTTGGTGGTAAAGGTTCAGCAAAGCGGCGTGAAGCTCATCCCAGGTCATCTCTTGAGCCTGAAGCTCGGCTTTGCGCATCGCAAACTGGAGTTCTAGAGGAAGTTCAAATTCCCTGGGTTCAACTGACCGCTCCATTCCGCTTTGCATTTCTTTACTGCAAGTATTCTAAGCCTAGCTGCTGAATTCCAAATTGACGGCATCACTGGTGTAATCGTCCCAGGGATCATCGTCAATCCGAAACTCGTTGGCAAACTGTGCAAGAAGGTACGGGCTAAGTCCCTGCTCCAGGAAGCGAATGGCTTTTACCTGGTGCGGAGCAGCAGTGTAGTTGCGGAATGCAGCAAGCAGTACATCGGAAGAAGACAAGGTGTTGGCACCAACTTCCCGAAGGAAAAGATGAGATTCTTCACGACGCCTGTGGAGCAGGCTCCCAATTACTTGGTGGTCTTCATCAAAGACCCACCGACCGATCTCTTCTGTAGCTGCGCCAAAATCTTCGTGTTCAATGCAGTCAATCACTCGTCCATACAAAAATGGCTCCCAGCCAATGGAATGAATGAATGAAAGCAAAGCCTGACGCATGCTGTCATCAAGGCCAAGGTTTAGCTTTGAAAGCTGCGTGTCAATAACAGAGACCTCATGGAAGAGATACTCCAGTGCTTTTTCCTTACTGCAACACTGGCCACGCTTGACGGGAGAACCATCGGGGTAGAACTGAGTCCCAAACCCGATGGTGTATGGCTCGCCGCCTGATGACGGATCGGGGTATGCCTTTTCGTTAAACCCTTCGTATTTACGAATTAGGTTAACGGCATGCGAAAGATCCGCCATGGAGGTAACTACAATTACCTCCAATCATACACAATTTACTTACCTTGACCGCGAGATAGCTTGCGGCCGTGACTGGGCTTGGAATGCTTGCCGTCGCCTTGACGGGTGAGCTTAGGCTTGGCTTCAATTTTGACCAATGAGGTTGACTTGGGTTTTGCCATGGTGTTGAGGTAACAACGTCAGCAGTTTAGCCTAATTCACCAGGCTTTGCACGACCAGTAACCAGCCGTCAACTTGCTCTTGGGTTCGTCGCAGTTGTGTCTGGCACGAAAGTTTTTGCGACGTTCTGGGTTGTCTCGTTTGATTTCCATGTTGGCGTCACCAAAACGTACGATTTTTTCTTGCCCGTTTTCACATGCTTTTACAACAGACTTTTTACCCCCCTGCACGTCTCGCCGAGGCTTGTTGCACTCCATGGAATCCTTGTGAATTTTTGCAGCACTGGCCGCTTTACGTGATTTATCTGACATGTTTGTTAACCAAATAAAGAGCCGATTCCACCACCAAAGAAAGAAGGCGCTTCTTCGTCTTCTTCTTCTGTAAAGTATTTGAAATAATTAGACCGACGCGGCTTATACGTCTCTTTCTTGTTTATATTATCATCCGAAAGCATTTGATCCAGTGAACCCATTGCTGCAAAAGGATCAGAAAAATCTGGCATACTGAATCCCATTAATCCTTGCACGCCTTTAGTTGATCCTGATTTGCCTAAGCCTGGAGACATTAAATTCTTGTCTTCTTCAGTAGCATCAGGAAAAAACTCAGCGTAAAATTCGCTTTCGCTTCCGCCATACCCAGCCTTTTGGAAAACATCAAACAATGCACTGCCACCAGCAGGAGCCTGAACTTTCTCGTCTGAGTCCCTTTGGATATAACCAAATCCTAGTTGCTCTTGCGTTGGTTTAATACGTTGTTCGTTTAATTGCCTAATACTTTCACGTATTTGAAAAGCAGGATCTGTGCTTAAAAGACCAGTTAAAACACTTTGCAATTCTGCAACAGAATCTGTACTTGTGTCATAGCCAAGGCCTTCTAATTGTTTTTTTATATCTTCGGGCAAATCGGAAATATTTATTTTATCGACAAATTCAGCAGCTTTTTGTTCTGCTGAAACAAAATCAAGAAAAACCGGATTACCAAAAGAAGCTTTTTTACCTTGCAAAGCTTCCGCAAGAGGCCCCTGGATAAAAGCGGCAAGATCTTGCCTGTTGTAGGTATCGGCAACCGGATCATAGTTTTTATTTTTGCCGATAACAGAATAATGTAATCGAGCAAAATCGCTTTTGTTTTCTAGATCAACGCCATATTCATAAGCAAGTTCTTTCCATGATTTGCCGTTTTTTACATCTTCGTCTGTATTGCGTTTGTCCCAGGAATCTTGAACATTTTGCTTTTGCTGTTCGTATGCACTTTTTTTGTTTGTTACATCTGTTCCGGACAGCAGCTCTGGATTCCAGTAAAAATTTGGGTCAAATTCTTTTTGTGTTGCTGCGGCTCCAAGACTAGTAATAAATTCTTTGGCCTTTTCGTTGGCATATTGTTTTAACGCGTTAGAAGCAAGTTGTGTTTGTAGAACGTTTTGCTCGTCATCCTTTACATCCATATAGCTAACAAATTCAGATATAGATTTTGATGTATCGAATCTAGGCTTTAAATAATCTTCGACAAAAGATTTGGCAAATTCTTTTTCAAGTTCATATGTTTTAGACGCATCTGTTGGGTCTGTAATTTGAGAACGATCCTCGTATCGTTTTGCCAAGGTTTCATCAAACCACTTTTGCCAGTTGTACTGGACAGACGAACCCATGCCAAGACTACGATCTAAGCTGTCAGACAAACTTTTGCCGATATTAGAACCGGCTCCAAAATTCATGTAACCACCAACGCCACTATCACCAAGGATTGCGTTTTTAATGTCTTGTTTAATGTTGCCAACACTAGGCATGCCCATGCCTTCAAGCATGTCAGACATTTGCTGTTTTTTAAGTGCGTTTGCATATTCGCTTAAAGTTGCTTTTAATGCATCAGCAGATAAAGCACCAAAGGTTTGTTCTCCTTGTTTATTGATGTAGTTTTGTGTTGCCATTTCGGCAAGAGATTCTGCGCCTCCGGGTTTTCCAAGTAATGCTTCGCGCAAAATTTGGCGTTCCGCATCGGTGGGCGCCCTTAATGTTTCTTTGTAAACCTCAAGATCTCTGGGTTCACCCAAAAGACCTGCTGGCGCACCGACAAATGTGTATTCTGAATGCAAAAAAGAATCTAAATCAGGGTATTTTTTAGTGATATCAATATCTGAAATTTTCTTGCCTCCAAATGAAACCGCAGTGGCAGCCTCGTTCCATTTTTTAACTTCTTCTGGAACCTGTTGCGCGTAAAATTTTGCGTTAAAACTATCGAGAGGCACCCCGTGCTTGGAAGAATCCCAGGGAGTTAACCCTGTTGCTTTTTGATAAAAATTCTCAACCGCCGTGATTGTTTCGGCGTCAATGTAGTCCCGAGCGTTGCTGTTATTCCCTTGAAGTTCTTTGTCAAGAGACTCCATTAAAGTTTTGTAGTTTTCACCAGAGCCTTGAATTTTGTTTAAACGCTGTGCAATTGTATCCGCTGCTTTGACTTCATCACCTGTCGCATCGGTAGGCAACACAGGCTTTAGTAAGCCGTTGACAGTCTCGAAACGAATCATGAGGCTTCTTTGCGTAGCTGAAGATCAATCAAATTGAAACCGTCTGGTTCCATCCAAGCTTTTATTCTACCCAATTTTTCTTCTGTAAAAAAGGACTGCTGACGATACCAAGACTCCATTTCAGCTGATGCCTTGTTTGCATTGCATTTAGTGCATGCTGGAACCAAGTTACTTCTGTTGGAGCACCCGGATTTAAATCGTGGCACAACGTGATCTAAGCTTGTTGCTTGCTCTTCGCAATAGCCGCATTGATAGTTCCAGGCTTGGTATATACTTTCTCTAAATCTTTTCTTGGCAAGTTTTGGTGTTAATTCAACTAGCAGGGCAAGGGGCTCGTGCTGGCTGCAAAACATGCTCTTCAATTGCCGTTAATTGATTCTAATTTCCCTATGCATTCTTCCCCGCAAAGAAACAAGATAAAAATTTGCTTAAGACTGTTGACACCATCTTGACTCCGTGTAAGGTACGTAGGTAACCACTGCCGCTTCCATGGCTAAGCATCCAGGTTGGGTCTCTGCCCAGCAAGTAGGAGAGATCCTTGGCATTGACCGCAAGACGCTCTTCAAGTACCGCGATGACGGTACCCTGAAGCTGGGACCGCATTTCGCAGCTTTTGACTGCACACGTTCACGGGATAGCTATCTGTGGAACGTAGCCGCAGTACGTAAGCACCTGGCCAAACAAGAGAAGCTCGCCGCTATGGCGTGAGTTCTGGCAAAGGGTGGGTAATCACAGCTCCGGTAATACGGGGCTGTTTTTTTATTCAGGCTCAATTCCACTTGCGTAAGCTGCCCAAGCTAAGCCCACTGCTTCCATTGTGGACAACTCTCCACTGGTGTAAGGAAGATTAACTACGTCTCCAGGGGCATATACAATTGGACTGCCACTGTAGTAAACGGTGCTATTACCAAAGGCGCTGGCGTTTAGTTGCTCAGCTGACAACACGTATTTAGTTTCTACTACGTCTCCAAAATCAGCCACTTGTGAACGCTCCGTCTTTACGCTGTATCTCAAAGTTAGCACGCTTAATAAAACTGGTCGGCACGTTTAAAAGCTTTTGCATCATTGGAAGCATTTGCGGTGATTGGAAATTACTGGGCGGAAGGTCCATATATTTCAAGCCGTTAATTGAATCTACGTATTCCGAATGTTTTTTCATCGTGCTTGATTCATTGACAAGCTTCTGTTCCCAACTGACCATTCCCTCGTCCATATCAATAGGTACGTCAGACGGCTCAGGGAGGATAAT